ATCATAATTATGAGTATTAATTGTTTTAACAATAAAAGTTGATACAGGAACAGGAGGTGTTGCAGCCACGTTAGCGGTTGGCACAGTAAAAACTGTTGTCAAATCTGTTGTAGTAACATTCGTGATAAATCTTTTAAAAACATCAGCCATTAGAAAAAAACCAACTCCTTCTGGTGGACTCTTCTTGAGTATCAATAGTGTATGAACTATTTAGTTGTTGAATTAAATCCTCTAATTGTCTAATAAGTTCAGCTTGTTGTTGACTATCATACTCATCTCTTGGGTCTGGAAATCTTGTTAAATTAAGTTTTGCCATTATCTTCTACCGTCTGTTTGTATATCAAATCTTTGCGTACCTAATCTCCAAGCAGTTCCTGTTGTATTAGATACAACATTGACAGTGAACTCTCTACCTCTACCACGTAGACTTACAAAGTCCGTGGTGTCTGTAAAACTAGTTGTTTTAGTTACACTTGTGCTATTGTTGGGGTAATTTTTAAATTCAAGTTTTGCATTTAAAACACCCTCTTGATCTTCAATGTCTGGTATAATTTTAGACACAAAAGCAAACTCATCCCCTTGAGCTATTTGTACTACACCAGATTTTACAAAAGCTGTTATTGCTTGACCGTCTCCATTGTTGCCTGTTTCGTGTAAAAATACTGATGAGGCACCATCAGTTAATCCACTTATCACTTCGTTGTTAGCGGTGGCTGTGGAACTGTACTCTGTTGCTATAGGATTATCATACACCTCTCTGTCAATCCATGTCGTTCTTGATAAAGTGCCAGTCCACCATGTTCCCTCTAAATAGTTGTAAGCAACTATAGCGTTTATTTGATCTGATCCTGTTCTAGGATAAAACCACATAATCTCATTAAACTCACCATTATGTCCTGCAAAGGCATTTTCTGATCCAGTTACATTAATATTATTGAAAACAAATTGCTCAACAGTGCAAGGTAATTTTTTAACAGAGCCATCAAAGAGAAAGAAGGAGTCTTGTGACATCCAATAACTTACACCATTAATATCAACGCCTGCATGACTTCCAACAATACCGCAGTTTTGACCTAGTTGTCTTAAACCAAAAGTGAAAGGTGGACCAATAAATTGTAAACTATGTAATGATGTATCTGTCCAAACTAATATTTGTCCCCTAGATCTTTCTGCAGCCACAATCCGTGATCCGTCGGCAATACGTAAGGAACCAGCAGTATTTTCTGCTGTTGGTTGATATGTGTTTCTATCTTCCTGATTTGAGAATCTTAATAATAAATCATCTTGTGAGTTAGTGGTGCCAATTGTTGACTCGGTGCCAAAAAATAATACGTGTCTGTCTGGTGTGGACACCAGACTTAATCTAGATGCAGTCGGTGCGTTTGTAATAGCTGTGGCTCTTGTAGACACACCAGAGGTAGGGCTCCATTCAAAAGCCCCTCCATTTAAAACTGTGGCAATCAATAATTGACCAAAATTGTCTAGAGACCACTGTCTTGCCTCCAAAGTAACATTAGATGTGCTAGACGGTGTACCCCATGTGCTTGAACCCCATGTATCTGTGCCCCAACCAAAAGCTGAAGTAGACAGTTCAGGCCCTATATTAATTTGATATTTTATATTTCCAGTGCCACCACCACCTGATGTTGATCCTGATGCAGCTGATGTGGCAGTAACAACATAGGCGTTTGTATTTGCCACAGATGTTATCTCAAACTCTTTGTTCATATCTAATCCATCTATGGCAGAAAAAGAATCAAAGGTTACGAAGTCTCCTTTTTGTGCACCATGACCTGTGTCTGTAACAACCACAGATGTAGTAGCATTTGTCGTAAAAGGATTAGAGATAGAGGATGTTGTTTTTCTTAGAGGAGTAATATCATAAGCTCTTCCTTCCTCAAAAACATATAACTTTCTATCTGTCCCAAATGCATCATACCTAGTGCCATCAAGAGCAATCCACGCATGTTGATCTCTGACTACACCCACTAATGTGGTTGAAAGAAATCTCTCCCACCCCTTTATTTTTTGAGCAGATCCTTGAAAGAATCGTACCATATCACCATCAGTCCATTTACCCTGACCTGTATAGTCAGTAACTTCCTTATTAATACCTGGAGCTGGTCTAAAATTTACTAGGGGCATAAGCTAAATATATATAAATTACTCTTTTTTAGCAAGTAAGGTTCCAACATGTCCTCTATATGCTCTATTGCCAAAATGAGTGAGAGGACTAGCTAAGTCAGCCCATATTTCACCACCACACTCTTGCCATAGTCTTGAAAAATAATAATCCTCAGATAAATATCTTTTTTGATCTACTGT